TAGATGATCAATATATGTGTATAACACATGAAGTAGATTTTTGGCACCATCCAGGACATTTTAAAGATGCATTTTATTATCATAGAATTGTTATATGGGATAAAGATTGGAATTTAGTAAAAGTATCAAAACAATTCCAATATATGGCTACTAGAATAGAATTTACTTGTGGTTTAGCTCTTGATGGAGATGATTTATTAATATCATTTGGTTACCAAGACAATGCTTCTTATATTATGAGATGGCCAAAACCTTTATTAGAAAAACTAGAATGGGAAGATTTAAATAAAATAAGAAAATGAATTCATTAAAAGAACAATTATATAAATACGTCAATAGCCCTTTAGATCCAAGTATAAATTTTGATTTAGGGTTAGAATATGAAAATATAGGTCAAACAGCAGCAGCATTATCTTTTTATTTAAGGTGTGCTGAATTAACTGATGATAAAACAATAGCCTATGAATCTATATTAAAAACTCACAAGTGTGTAGCTAAACAAACTAGAAGACCGGTATGGGAGCAAGAACAATTAATAACTGCTTTAGCACATTTACCCCAAAGACCTGAAGCTTATCTTTTATTAAGTTTATGGCATAGCGGAAGAGAAGAATGGAAATTATCTAATTCATATGCAGTTCAGGGTTTAGAAATGGCTAATTTAACCTTACCACCTTTAAAATCAGATGTAGGATATCCAGGACATTATGCTTTAAGATTTCAAAAAGCATTTACTAGTTGGTGGATAGGCCAAAGAGATTTATCAATTGAGTTATGGAAGGAATTATTTGAAGATTTACATTTATTCCCTAAAGATCAATATTATCAAGTTATATTAAATAATTGTAAAAACTTTGATATTATCGATGATGAACAATTTAATGAATTAACAACAGAATAATGATATATTGGTTTACAGGTCAACCTCACTCAGGTAAAACTACACTCGCAAATTCTTTAAAAGATAAATGGCTACCACATGCTTTTCGCATAGATGGTGATGAAATGAGAGAATTATTTTCTAATAAAGATTATTCTGAAAAGGGCAGAAGAGAAAATATTGACGCTGCTCAAAAAATAGCTCATTATTTACATAATCAGGGAAAAGATGTTATAGTATCTTTAGTTTCTCCTTATAAAGACCAAAGAGAAGAATTTAAATCTAATCTTACATGGCAAATAAAAGAAATATATTTACATTATGACCCAACAAAACAAAGAAGAGGAAGAGAACAGTATTGGGTAAAAGATTATCAACCACCAACAGAAAAATATTTAAATATAAACACTAATTTAGATTCTCCAACCGAATCTTTAACTAAAATAGCTAATCACATACATGGATATGAATAAAAAGGAAACATATTTTATAGATATTGATGGTACAATACTTAAATACAGAAAATTTAATAGTTATTATAATAAAGAAGCTGAAGTAATACCTTCATCTTTAAAATTTATTGAAGAAAAGTATAATGAAGGTCATATGATAGTTCTTACTACAGCTAGACCCGAAAGTATGTTACCTCATACTGTAAAAGAATTAATAAATAACAAAATCCCTTTTCATAAAATAATATCGGGTATAGAAAGAGGACCAAGATATCTAATAAATGACTTAGATCCTAAAAAAGAAGATAAAAGAGCTATAGCTATTAACGTAAAAAGAGACGAAGGGATATGAAAAAATTTTCATTATTTATCGGGCGATGGCAACCTTGGCATCAAGGGCATCGATGGTTAATTGACCAGCGTTTAAATCAAGGTAAAAACGTGTGTATTGCGATTAGAGATGTCGAGCCAAACGAAAATCAACCGTGGACTTCGCAAGAAGTAATGTTAAACTTATCTAAGGAATTAAAAGATCTTATTTCCGAAGGAAGAATTAAAGTTATTAAAATACCAGATATTGAGTCTTTAAACTATGGTAGAGGTGTTGGTTACGATGTAATAGAACACGTACCACCTTCAGACATAGAGGTAATATCAGCTACTAAAATTAGGGAAAAAATGAAAAAAGATGGTAAGTTATAAAAGACACATTGCAAAAACAATTTCATGGAGAATAATAGGAACAATAGATACAGTAGTTATTTCCGGCCTAGTAACGGGTTCTTGGGAAGCAGGTTTGGCCATAGGGGGTATAGAAATTATTTCCAAAATGGTGCTTTATTACATACACGAAAGAACTTGGTATAAGTTTAGTAAATTTGGTTTAAAATCAAAATAATATATTTATTAACGTTGCGTTAATTAATTAACTAAAACAAAACATTATGAGTTGGACCTACAAGAACAATGAAATGGTCGATATCACTCAGTTTCCAGAAAATACATACGGGTTTGTCTACATTAATAGGCATATACCTACTGGAAAGTCTTATATCGGTAAAAAAATCTTACAGTTTACTAAAAAGGTAAAACTTGGAAAGAAAGAGTTAATAGCATTAACAGGAATAGTTGGACGTCGTCCTTCATATAAACTAATGATTAAAGAATCAGATTGGAAAACATATTATGGTTCCCAAAAAGATATTAAAAAATTATTAGCCGATGGTAAAAAGGATGAATTTGAAAGAACTATATTAAAGTGTGTACCTAATAAAAAGGCACTAACATACTTTGAACTGAAATACCAGATGATATATCAAGTATTAGAAAAACCAGATGATTTTTTTAATGACAATATTTTAGGTAAGTTTTTTACTAGAGATTTAATAGATGTTAAATATGAAGACCCCTTGGAGATTGTAAAGCATTAATGTACATTGCATCGTTATGATAAATCAGTTATTAGTTACATTAGTAAATTCTGTTTTAGGTTCCGGTAAAAAAACTGCAAGAGGTAATATGGCTTATACCTGTCCTCATTGTAGTCACCACAAACCTAAACTAGAAATTAACTTTACTGAGAATAAAGAGGGTAATAATCCTTGGCATTGTTGGGTATGTAATAAAAAAGGTAAATCTATATTACAGTTATTAAGAAAGGCAAATGCCCCACAGGATAAAATAGATGAGGCTAAATCTTTAGTTAAAGATGTTAATTATACCGAAACTACTAAAGTTGAGTTAGCACTACGGTTACCTGATGCGTATATTAGCCTGTATGACGCGAGTTTAAATGATATCATGGCAAGACACGCTATGGCGTACTTAAAAAAAAGACACGTTAGTAAACACGATATCCTCAAATACAATATGGGTTATTGTAAAGAAGGTCCTTATAAAAATATGATTATTCTTCCAACATATGATGCAGATGGAAGATTAAATTATTTTACTGCACGTTCTTTTGAAAAAGAACCTTATATAAAATATAGAAACCCACAAGTATCAAGAGATGTAATACCTAATGAACATTTTATTAATTGGAATATTCCTATAATATTATGTGAAGGTCCTTTTGATGCAATAGCAATTAAAAGAAATGCAATACCTTTATTAGGTAAAAGCATACAAAAAAATCTAATGAAAAAAATAGTTACTTCATTAGTAGATAAAATTTACATTGCATTAGATAGGGATGCAATCAAACAAGCTTTACGATTTTGCGAAAATTTAATGGCGGAAGGTAAAGAAGTCTATCTTGTAGATTTACAGGATAAGGATCCTAGTGAAATGGGTTTTAAAAATTTCACAAAACTAATACAAAAAACAGTTCCTTTAACCTATTCATCACTATTGGAACATAAACTAGCTTTATGATCAAAAAATCATACAAAAGATTATTAGAAATTTCAGACGATTATCAACAAGTTACAATGCCCGATTCAAGGTATTATAGACGAAATGGTAAGTACTATCCCTCAATAACTCATGTTTTAAGTTCTTACCCAAAAGGTAAGTATTTTGAAGATTGGCTTAAAAAGGTAGGATATAGTGCTGAATTTATTGTAAAAAGAGCAGCCGAAGAGGGCACATTAGTACATGAAATGATCGAAGATTGGTTAAATGGAAAAGAACTTTATTTTTTACATAAAAACGGAAACCCTAAAATGCCTGCTCATGTATGGCAAATGTTTTTAAGGTTTGTAGATTTTTGGGAAACTTATAACCCAACATTAATAGAAGCAGAAGTTCATTTATTTTCAGACAAAATCCAAATAGCAGGAACTTGTGATTTAGTATGTGAATTAGAATTCAATGGTAAAACTGAACGTTGGATTATTGATTTTAAAACATCTAACCATTTACAAACAACATATGATTTACAAGGGGCGCTATATGCTCAGTGTTATGAAGAATGTTATGGTAAGAAAATTGATAGAGTAGGTGTTTTATGGTTAAAATCTAAATCAAGAGGTGAAGATAAAAATAAAAAACGTTTAAAAGGTAAAAATTGGGAAGTATATGAATCTCCTCGTACACAAGCAGAAAATCTAGAGATATTCAGTCATGTACAAGCTTTGTTTAATTTAGAAAATCCTAAATTAACTCCATATACATCGACATTCCAAACATCCTCAAAGAGAACCACATAAAAATTAGGCTACCGCAGTAATTTTTCGTATATTTACGACATAATAATAACAATAAATCAAGGTTATGTCGGAACAAGAAGTTTATTTTGAAGAGCAAGAATATAAACGTGCT